GACTAATTGCCCCGCCTGCGGGCTGCGCCGGTCGCGCGAACGGTAGGCATTTCACCTCAACTTTGGACAGCAACAACCCGCTCTGGTGGGCCTGTCCGCTTTGCCAAATGAAAGGGCAAAACAATGGCGACACGTAACAACATCGGGAAAACAATCTACTTCTCAGCAACGCTCCCCGCGACAAATAACGCGGCAGGCTTCGAGGCTTTGACATGGCTTGAGCTTGAGCACCCACAGTCACTGCCGCAATTCGGCCTGACACATTCCAACATCGACGTTGAAGACCTGAAATCTGGCTTCACCAAAGGTGTCAAAGGCGCTGGCGCTGGCGTGGACAGCCAAGGCTCTTGCCGCATCGAGGCAAGCGCGTTGGCTACCAACCAAGCGACGTTCAAGGCCCTTTGTCAGTCGGCAGGTGGCGCGGTTGCCATCAAGATCGGCACAGGCTCAGGAACAGCGGCGGCGTTGGTTGAGAATGATCCGGTCGTATATGCGCAGGGCTATGCCCACAGCTACCAAGAGAATCAGCCGACAACATCCTCTTCCGAGGGCTTCGTTTACAATTTCAAGCAAAATGAGCCGGAAGTTGTGGACCAAGAACCTGCCTAAATAATCCGCTCCGGCGGGTAAACCGGAGGGCGGCGGCGTGGTTTACCGCTGCCCTTCACCTCAAACCAAAACCACAAGGATATAAAAATGGATTTTACGAAATTTGACAACCGTGGCCCTGCCGAAACAGGCCAGCGTCTTGAGTTGCTTGATCCAAGCGTGCGTGAAGGCGAACCGCTTATGGATGGTAAAAGACAGTGCGTCGTGATTGTGCGCGGATCAACCGCCCGATCGGTGCAGATCGAAATGCGCAAGCGCCAAAAAGCAAAGATGACCGCATCCAAAAGTAGCAAGTCTGAAGAAGCCCGCGTGATGGAGGATGTCCACAGCGATTTGTGCGAAGCTGCGACGGCGCTAATTGTGGGTTTCGAAGGCGTCGAACGCGATGGCCGAGCACTGACAACCGAACCTGACGATATCAAGTGGTTTCTTGACCTGACATTCCCGATTATGGGCGTGAAAGAGGACGACGAAGGTGAGCCAATCCTGACACCGGACTGGAACGTCCAGTTTCAGATGCGCAACAATCCATTTGCGCGGCAAATCACTGATTTTTCATCTGAGCAAGCAATGCGCTTGGGAAACGGGAAGACCGCTTAGTCCTTTACGCGCAGCAGATCGGGTTTATGCACGCCACGCCTAAAGATCAGCCAATATCGCACGGTGAGCGGTGGCGGCGGGATGGCATTGAACACGGGCTTCCAGAACTTGACCCCGAGGAATATCTTGTCGGGGTCATGTTTGATCTGAAGCCAACCCGGCAGAACGGCGAACACATCGACGCGACAGACTGGCCAGTAATACACCCTTTTGGTGAGGCAATTGGCTTGGAAAGCGATGACATGCTGATCCTGTCCAAGATGTGCCGTGGCTACTACAGCGCATGGCGCGAGGGTGAAAACCCACTGGCAATCGCGCCGGTGGATCGGGATCAGCCCTAGCCGGTAATCGGCTGGGGTTACTTTTTGGGGCCGTAACAACTCGAATACGGCGGCGTCCCTGATTTTGCCGAACCGACCAGATAGCACAGATATATTTCGCCTTCATGCCAAATGAAGACTTCATGCGCCCTTGTCCCGTCGGGGATAGGCGGTGCAATTGGTTTAGCAATAAAGTCTGACAAAGAAGCCGAACTAATCACTTTCCCTTCTGCCAAAACAGTAGCCGTTTGCGCGGAATTAATCTGTTGAGCGGTCGCGGTTGATGAATGAGCGGCTACCACCGCAGCCAAAAACAATTTTTTCACTTCAATCTCCTTCACTTCGTTGCTGCAAGGCTACGGGGGTGGAGCCGTTTCGACAAGGGTTCTCGCATGTCCACATCTTTCGCAGAACTTGTCCTGAATTCAAAAACCGAAGGGCTGTTGCGTGGCAAAAAGGCGTTGGAAGATACTGCGGCTGCGGGCGCGGCAACTGAAAAGGCCACGAAAAAGGTAGGCGACGAGTTCGAGAAGACGGGTGCGAAGGCCGCAAAAGCCGAACCAAAGATCAGCGCATCCGCACGGGCGATGAATGACGTCAACAAGTTGGCCACGAAGGCGGCTAAGGGCCTTGCCGCGATGGGCGTCGGGTATCTTTCAATCCAAGCCGCCGGTGCTGCAATGTCTCAGGCGCGAAAGTTCAACGCTGCCCTTGCCGAAACATCCACACTGATAAAAGGCACACCGCAACAGCTTGCTGAGGTTACATCGGCAGCGCGCGAGATGTCAAAGGAGTTTGGCGGGGCGTCCACTGCGCAGGTTCAGGCGTTTTATCAGGCAATCTCGGCGGGCGCTGAAAGTGTTTCGGATGCGTCCGACATGCTGGACGCCGCGAACAAACTGGCCGTTGGCGGCGTCACTGACGTAACCACGGCGACCGGCATTTTGTCCGGTGTGATGAACAGCTACGGCGCAGACGTAATCAGTGCAACAGAAATCTCGGACGCTCTTTTTGTCGGCATGAAGACCGGTGTAACGACCATCGGAGAGTTGTCGGCACAGCTTGGCAGCGTCATTCCGACCGCGAAATCCTTGGGCATCAGCTTTGACGAGGTTGTCGCGGCGACGGCGGCGCTGACAAAAAACAACCTGACCACATCGGCAGCGACGACCAGCCTAAACGCTGCACTCGTGGGCATCATCAAGCCGACCGATCAAGCCAAGAAAGTTGCAAAAGACCTTAGCATTGAGTTCAACGCAGCAGGACTTCAGGCGCAGGGCCTAAGCGGGTTCCTTGCCGATGTTGTTGCTAAGACAGGCGGCAATGTTGACGCTATGTCGCAGCTATTCGGTTCGGTCGAGGCGTTGAAAGCGGCGCTGTTGTTCGCTGGCGAGGCGGGCGGGCAATACACTGAAATCCTTGCACAGATGGAAGCCAAGGCGGGCGCTACAGATGAGGCATTTAATAAGATTGCAGAAAGCCTAGACCAGCGATGGGAACGGGCAGTGTCAGCAAGTCGTGACGTTGCGCTTACGCTTGGCAATGCGCTGTTGACGGTTGTCGTTCCGGCGATGGAAGTCGCGGCTTTTGTTTTGGTGACATTGGCCGATAATGTGGATGTGTTGGCAATCGGCTTGGGCTTGCTGGCAACCACCAAGATAACCGCCCTAATCGGCAGTTTGGTCGGTCTCACAGCTTGGCTTGCGACAGCCGAGGGGCTGTTCATCGCTGGCGCGGTGGCATCTCGCGGCATGGCGATTGCGATGAACCTCATTCCCGGCGTGGCACTATTCACAGGACTTACTGTCGCTCTCACAGGAATTTACCGTGGGTTTACAGATAGTCGCGCCGCGTCCGAGGCTTTCGCATCCGCTCTGGACGAGGTGACTACAGCACAAGACAGGCTGAACACATCGACAACTAATTTTTATACCAACATGAATCTCGCCAATGCGGAGGCGATGAAGATTCAAGCCGAGCGCACTCGGGATATGCTCCAAGCGTCTCTAGAAGTAGCGCAAGCCGAGCGAGAGGCAGCAGGCTGGTTTACGCGGGTATTCGGAGCAGAACTGTACGAGACTGACCGCATGGCGGCGGCGCAAGGCGCTGTTGAAGAACTTTCTGCCGAACTGGCAGAGACCGAAGCATTTATCTCAGCCGCCGAAGTTGCGATGGGGCGGTTTATCTCCACAGCCGAGGGCGCTGGCGGCGCAGTATCTGATACCGCCACCGAAGCCGACAAGATGCTTGCGAGCCTAACCAGCCAAGTCGAGATGCAGCGCGAGATTGCGCGCTACGGCAAGGACAGTGCGGAAGTGGCATCTTTGCGGGCGGCACAAGAGCGGCTGGCATTTGAGGCCACGCTTGACGGTGTTGACGCATCCGAAACGCTCAAGGAGGAAATCCGCCAAGCATGGATTCTTCTGCAATCAGCGACCACGGCGGCGCAGTCTGCATCCGCAAACATCGGCGGCGCGGCTGGCGAGGCAGCACGGCTTGCGCAGAACCTTTCGGCAGCGGCAAGCGCATTGTCTGCGGTTGTGAGCGCGACAGCGAATATGAATATCTCCGCCATCGGTTTTGAGGCGCAAAACAAGGCACTGGAAAAGGGCAACAGCCTTATCCAAGCCCGCACAGACGGCTTGATTGCAGCCAAGCGTGCAGAACTCCAAGCAGCCTTTGGGTCTGCTGACGCTGTAGTCCGCGCGGCGGCGACGAAGAAGCTTGAGGAGTACACCGGTGCGGTGATCAGAAACAGCGATGCGCAAGAGGCGAACGACGCGCTTGTCAAAGCCGCGACAACATCAACTAAAGGATTTGCATCGGCATCAGGAAGCGCAGGTAAAGCCGCAGGCGCGGCAGCCAAGGATGTCGAAGACTTTGCCGACGAAATCAGCAGACTAGAGGACGCAGCCGATCCGACCCGCAATTTCGTGCGCGAGTTGGAAAAGCTAGACAAGCTCAAAGCGTTGGAAAATGGTCTGTCAGACGGCGCTTATGCAAAGGGCGTCCAAGACCTCAACACCGAATTTCTCGAAACACAGCCGATTCTGGCCGGTGTCAATGACGCCTTTGGGTCGATGGTTGACTACATGTTTGACGGCTTCAAAGACGGCATGGCAGGCATTCTGAACATCTTCGTTAGCAGCCTAAAGCAAATGGCGGCTGCGGCGTTAAAAAACAGGATCACCATCGGCATCGGCGCAGCGGCTACAGGCGCGGCTGGCGTAGCATCTGCGGGGCAAGGCGGTGGTGGTTTGCTGTCTAGTCTTTTGCCGAACATCGGCGGTGGGTCGGGGCTGCTTGGCCTTGGTGGCGGTACGGGGCTTCTCGGGCTTGGCGCAGAAAGCGGTCTTGCGGGCATCTTGGGCGGCGGCGCGTTTGGCGCAGCGGCATCCTACGCAATCCCAATCATTGGCATTGGTTTGGCGCTAACATCCTTTTTCAAAAAGACAGAGGTGCTTGTCGCCGAGGGTGTTCGGGCGCGGATCGACGGGGCCACGCTGGAACTGGACAGCTACGAAAAGACAAAAACAAACAACGGCTTTGGAATGTCGTCCAGCTTCAGCCGTGACTTTGACCGACTTGACGATGCGGTGCAAAGCGCGGTCGGCGCGCAACTTAACGCCACCCTGCAGGCTCTCGACGCATTGGGCCTTGGTTCGGACCTTACCGGGTTCAGATTTTCTAAGCGCACGGAAATCAACGACGGCGAGACCTTTGATGGTGAGAGCGACGAGGTTATCCGGGAAGCCTTGAGTGCGGCGATTTCATTCGCCACAGGCGGCGCGCTGGAAGCCTTCACGCAATCCGGCGAGGACATGGCATCCACGCTTGAACGGCTTGTCACGTCCTTCAATGGTGTGAACGAAAGCCTGTATTCGTTTGGCCAGAACCTATTGCCTGTCAGTCTCGAAAGCGCGGCGGCGGCTTCTGCATTGCTGGAAATGTCGGGCGGGCTTGATGCGTTCAACCAAAAAGCGGGCGGCGTGTTCACGACAATGCTGACCGACGCAGAGCAAGAGATACGTCTTGCCGCCATAGCGATGGACCAACTTAACGCCACGCTTGGTGCGGGTAATATCCCCGAGACGCACGCCGCATTCATGGACCTTATGCAGGCGCAAGACCTGACCACGGCAGGCGGGCGCGAAATGTACGCGGCGCTTTTGGACGTTGCCAGCGCATTTGTGACCGTCAACGGCACGGCCCAAGAGGCGGCGGACGCGGCTGCGGCCAATCTTGCGCCTGCACTGGACGCGGACCTGACACCTGCCCTTGATGGAGCAGCAGACGCCGCCCGTGAACTGGCCGCCATCGAGCGTGAGCGCGAAGGGCTTATGCAGCAACTGTATCGCCTGACGGGCAACGAAATGGCCCTGCGTCAAATGCAGCTTGATAGCTTGGATGAAAGCAACCGCGCGCTGCAAGAGCAAATCTTCGGCATTCAGGATGCGAACGCCGCACTGAGCGCGGCACAAGACGCCGTGCGCGGTGCCTTCGGTGCGGAATCGGATCGCGTTCGTGACGCCTATGACAAGCAAATCGAAGCGGCAAATGCGTCTGCCGACGCAGCGAACCTCATGGCGCGGGTTCAATCGGAGGAAAGTGATCGGCTTCGACAGGAACGTCTCGGGCTTCTTGAGGCGCAATCCGACGCTCTGTCTGATCGTGTCAGCATGTATCGCACGATTTCCGACGCTCTGGAACGCGCTTACACGGATCGACGCGTTCTGACGGCCATTGGCCAGCGGATGCGGCTATCGGGCGCTCAGGCGTTCCTGCGCAGCGCTGTGGCATCTGGTGGGACCGATGATGTTGGGCGGCTTGAACAGGCACTGGCGGCGGTCGAAAACCCAAGCACTGCATTGTTCGGCTCGTTCCAAGAATACCAGCATGACTTCAACACCAACACAAACCTGATCGACAGCCTGCGCGAGATCAGCGGCGACACCTTGACCATCGAAGAGCGGTCATTGCGCGCACTGGAAGATCAGATCGACACGCTGCGCGACACATCTTCCGATCAGGTGGATAGCATTGAGGCGAACACGTCCGCCATTGAGGCGGCCCGCGATGCCGAACTTGCGGCGCTGGACAGCCAAATTAATGCGCTCCTGGGCATTGATACCAGCGTCATGTCTGTTGCGGGGGCCATCGCCAATCTTGCATCTGCACAGAGCGCGGTGGACGCGGCGATGGGCGGCTCGGGCGTATCAGAGTCTATCAATTCTGGCACGGGCAATGTCGTGACGGGTGGCGTCGTCAATGACAGCGGCACTTACCGTCTAAGTGACGCCCAAATGGCGGCGGTCTCGGCAGCTTATATCGGTGCCTTCGGTGAGGTTCCCAACGGTGCCTTCGTAACTTGGGGGCGGGCAATAAATCGCGACGGCATGTCTGTGTCTGACGCTGTTGACCGCATCTACGGCTTCGCGGGCATGGATGTGCCAAGCTATGCGGTAGGGACGGACTTCCACCCCGGCGGACCTGCTATCGTCCACAGGGACGAACTGGTGAACTTGCCACGCGGATCAAGTGTCAGCACAGCCAGCGACACGCGGCGCATGATGGACAACAGTGGCCTTGTTGCTGAACTCAAAGAACTCAACCAGCGCGTCGGGCGGATGCAAAAGGAGATCAATTCTTTGGCGCGTATCTCTCGTGATCAGCACACCAACGGAACGCCGGGAACGCGCATAGGTGCGGTTGTTGCCACGAAGGAAACAGCATGAGCATCGCAGATCCGAACTTCAACGTCTTACCCCCTTTTCCAGTCACCAGCGTTGAATTGATCAAGGGCATTCCAGACGCTGAAAATCAGGTTTACGACAGTGGCGATGCGCCGTTTTCGGAGGGTGATCTGGTTTGGGACGAAGGCCACATCTTTCGCAGCCTCGTGGATGACAACAGTGACGACACGAACGTCGCACTGTCTTGGGAGGACGTTGGCGAAATAGATCAGGGCGCGATAAAGTGGGTTGCTGGTACCTTTGCCGCCGATGTTTACAAGGTTCACAATTCAGCCCTTTGGAAAAGCGCCACGGGCAGCAACGCTGATGAGCCGACAGAGGCGTCTATAAAGTGGACGCGACAAGGCGCAACGACGCGGTTCAAGGCGTTCGACAAGGCTTTGCAGGATGAGGCGTCTATACCGGGTCGCGTGGTTTATGAGTTGGAATTCTCGGACTTCGTGACCTCCATGGCGCTTTTGCGCACGTCTGGCACATCATCCGTCCGGGTGACTGTCACGGATGATACCGACGGCGAGGTCTATAACCGCGAATTTTCAGTCATTGAGGACAGCAACATTGACGATTGGTGGGATTTCTTTTTTGCCCCCAATGTTGAGCAAGAGTCTGTTCTCATCGACAATATGCCGCCTTATGCGGGGGCGCAGATCAGAATTGAAAGCGACGGACCAAGTTTCAGTGTTGGGCAAATCATCGCTGGCACAGAATTGACTTTCGGGGTTGTGGTTTCGGGGTCTGGTGTCGGCATTGAGTCTTTCGACGTAAAAGAGCGTGACGACTTTGGGCGCTTTATTATTGCCGAGCGTCCGTATTCGGAAACTGGCGACTTCTCAATCAGGTTCCCGACAAAGCAGGCCGGATACATTCGCCGTGAGCTTGCGAAGGTTCGCGCGAAAGAAACGCTTTACTACATGACAGACGGCGCGGCTTACGGGTTGGTTGTTTACGGTTTCTACAGAGATTTTGACATCCTCCATAGTTCTCCCGTTGTTTCGGAATGGGCCGTGAAAATCGAAGGATTAGGATAATGGCAACAGAGCCTACAGAAAAGCCAGAAGTTACCGCACTGCCCGCACCTCCGCTTCGCGGTGATCCGAATTTCCGCACTGTGGCCAGTGTATTTGTCGCGGCGCTTGTGACGTTCCGAACGCAGATGGTTGCGCTTGCTGCATGGATCATCAGCACGGCGCAGCAGGTTTATGACAATGCGGTCGAGGCGGCTGCGTCTGCCGTCCTTTCGGGACGCTATGCCAATGATGATGAAGACACTGAAGTTGTCACGGGCGAATACTCTGCCAAGCATTACCAAGCTAAGTCAGCGGCGGATCGTGTGCAGACAGGGTTAGATCGTGTGGCAACAGGCGCAGATGTGACATCTGCTCAAGTGGCGGCAGCAGCGGCCGGAGCGGCAGCAGGCTTACCTGCTCTTGCTGGTAATGCAGGCAAAGCATTGCTTGTGAATGGAGCCGAGGATGGGGTGGATTTCACGGCAGGAACAACTGTCCAGACATTCACCACATCGGGCACATGGACAAGACCCGATGGAGACACAATATGCATGGTTGAAATGGTTGCGGGGGGTGGTGGAGGCGGCAACACCACCAGCACCACAACCCACGGTGGTGGAGCAGGAGGCGAATACGTCAACGTTCTGATTCTTGCTTCTGCCCTATCTGCCACAGAAACAGTCACAATTCCAGCCGGGGGCGCGGGCGGTGCCAACGGGGGGGACAACGCGGGCAGCGCAGGGGGCAACGCGACCTTCGGCGCTCATGCAACAGCTTACGGCGGTAATGGGGGCATTTCCAGCGCGGGCGGAATACCAGGGCGATCTGCGGACACCTCAACATCTCACAGTTTTGTTGCGGATAGCCAAGGCGTTGTTTGTGGTGCGGGTGATACTTTTGGTCAATCGCAGTCAACAATAAACGGGGGTGGTGGTGGTGGTGGTGCATCGTCAGGTGAAAGTTCCTTGGCGGGTATATCAGAGGCCCACGGCGACGGCGGCGCTGGAAACAACGTAGCAGCAACGCCAGCTGGCGATGGTTCGTTCCCTGGAGGCGGCGGTGGCGGCTCAATCAATGACGGTGGCGGTGGCGACGGTGGCGACGGCTGGTGCCGTGTGACATCCTGGTAAGGAGATAGACATGAAATATGCAATCGTTAAAGACGGTGTCGTCGTAAACATCGCAAAAGCTGAAAAGCCTTTGGCTGAAAATTGGATTGAAACAGACACAGCCAAAAAAGGTGACACTTGGGATGGTAAAGCATTCACGACGCTTACACCCGCACCACTCTATGCCACAGCATCCGAAGCGCGGCTGGCGATGGTTAAATGGATTGACAATCTGACGTCGCAGGTGATGGACCAATACCCCCGCGCGGTGCAAGCACGGTGGTCAATCGAGGAAGCGGCGGCACGGGCGGTCCAGGCTAACACAGCAACGCAAGATCAAACGGACTTGGTGACGAACGAAGGCGCAGCAAAAGGCCGAACACCTGTTCAACATGCGGATGCAATTATTGCCAATGCAGACCAGTTTCGTGCCATTGCAGACCAGATCAACACCTTATTTCTGGCAACGGATAAGGCGATGAACGACGCGACCGATCCGGCTCAGTATGAAGCGATCTTGGCGGGTGCCATAGCGCGGGCGGCACCGCTTGCGACTGCGTATGGGTTGAACCAATAACGACTGTAACAAAAACAAGCGTCGGGCGCATTCGCGGCGTGAACCAAAGGCGAAAACAGAGGACGTGGCATGAATGCAATCTTAAAAGCTTTCCGAGACACCTTTCCCGGCCTTGATCTGACGCCAGCACAAATCCGGGCGATTGATCGCAATGCTGCGCCAGAAGAAACGGCGGCGGTCCTGTCGGATCACGCAGACTACATCCGACAGCGCATGGAGCACATCATCGGTGGTTCGGTTGATGGTGCCGATGTTGCGTCTCGGGTGCCTCTGGATTTCCACACCACGGGGCTGACCGCAATGTCAGACGCTTGGTTTGTGCAGGGGATGGACGCAATGCGCGCGATTGAATTGGTGCAGCGGTCGATGCAACCCGAAGAGCCTAAGCCGATGAAGCCAACGGTTGCGATATATCGTGCAATCCTTGGTCGTGATCCGGGGCCGGAGGGCGAAGCCAATATGGACGCAGCTATCGAGCGCGGTGTGCCGTTCTCAGTGCTGGTTGCGACAATGGAAGACAACGCCGCGAAGGGCGCAAAGTGACGACGCTGGCTTTCTACTGCGGTCGCGGAAACTGGCGGGATGCCTTGATCCGGCAAGTCACAGCCTCGATCTACAGCCACGTCGAACTGGTCCACCCTAACGGCCAATGTATCAGCGCATCGAAGCGCGACGACAATCAAGTGAGGCAAAAGAGGATCGACTTCAAAATGGGTCACTGGACGTTCATCTGCGTGCCGGTCTGCCATGCTAAATCGTGGGCCGTGTCTGAGCAGTATCTGGGCGCGCCCTACGACACGCTGGGAGCCGTCATGAGCGGCTTGGGCGCGTACAGGCATCGCAAGGCCGCGTGGTTCTGTTCGGAGCTTATAGCGCACTCGCTGGGGCTGTCTGAGCCTCACACGTACCATCCCGGCGCATTGTTTGCTCAACTCACGAAATAGTAGGAAGTTTTTATGACCGAAAAGCAGCAGTGGCACGCGGATAAGCGCGTGCCCTTGGCGACCATTGCAATGCTTGTTGTCCAGACGGTGGGTGTCGTCTGGTGGGCTGCAACCATGTCAGTCAATGTAGACACGATTTCTGAAAACCAGCGCAACGACCGGGTTGAGATCAAAGTCAACGCGGTCGAGATTGCACGGCTGTCACGTGCGGAGGCCGCGATGGACCAGAGGCTTGTGTCAATCGAGGCAACCGGGCGGCGCACCGAAGCGACCGTGACTGAGATTTTGCGATATCTGCGCGGCCCCGGCCCTATGCCCTATCAGTGAGCCGTTCGACACATCACACACACATCAACCCGCCTTGGCGGGCCTTTTACCATGGAGGCAGAGATATGCGACTAGCAATTGTCGTCGGCCACAATGCCGAAAAGCAGGGCGCTGTTCGCGGCGATACCGGAGAATCCGAATATCGTTTCAACAGTCGAATTGCTGAAATGATGCACGACCAGGCCCGGCAAACACCTATCCCAAATCTGGAATTACGCACCTTTTATCGCAAGGCTGGCCTTGGATATTCGCGCGAGATTGCAGAAGTGTATGACGCTGTGGATGCGTGGGGCGCTGATGCGTCAATCGAACTGCATTTCAACGGCGCAGAAGACCCGCGCGCGACCGGCACGGAAGTGCTTTCGTCCGGCACTGCCACCAGCCTACGTTTGGCGGGCGCGCTGCAAAAGGAACTGGTTCGCACGTTGGCGCTTCGCGACCGTGGAATTCGCACACGCGCAAGAGCCGAACGCGGCGGCCAGTCACTATTCAGTGGCCGCGCTCCTGCCGTCTTGGTTGAGCCGTTCTTTGGTTCGAGCAAGTTGGGCCAACAAGCAACGGACGAACGACACGAAGAGCGCAAGCTTGCAGCGGCTTATCTGGTCGGCGCTGTAGAGGCCATCCGCACATTCCCGCGCTCTGACCTTGGCGAGAGCCGCACCATCGTCGCTGTGCGCAAGCAGGACGCTTCTGATGTGGTCAAGGTTGCGGCGACTTCTGGTTCTGGCATTTCAGGCATCGCAGCGGCAGTGACAAACGCGCAAGACCAGATCGCAGCACTCGGGCCATTGGCGCAAGGGGAGCTTGCTGACTTCCTGCCACACGTCAGCGTTGGCTTGGCGCTCGTGGCGCTGGCGGCATCGATCTACGGTAATGTTCAGACCCGCAAGATCAAAGCCGCGCGAGAAGACGACCACAGCGCGCAGATGGAGTGGTTCGAATGAACGCCATCAACGAATACAACTGGCGCGTCTTCAAAATGTGGCTTTGGTCGCTTGCCGGTTTCATCGCTGGCGCTGCGGTCGTGGCGTTCATTCTTTGGGTGCATTGGGGGATCCTGGTCGTGATCGGCGGAATAGCTGGTGCGGCCCTTGCCGAAGTGGGGAGGCCGAAAGAATGATCCGGTTTCTTGCGCCTTACGCCATCGGCGCGTTCGCGGCAGCCTGCATTTGCGGGGCGATCATCTTTTACGTGCTCGGGGCTGAGCGAACCAAAGACGCGCTGGATACTGCGCTGGATTACATCACCGGAACGGAGGACGCACGCGATGCGCAAACTGACCTTCCTGACACTGACGATGGCAACATTGACTGGTTGCGCGAATTCTCAGACTGAGGGGCGCGCGGCAGCATTGCTTGACGCGGCGCTGCCAGAAGCCAAACAACATGCGGTCAGCTTAACCGGCGATGACATGACCGAGGCGCGTCGAACGGGCGTTCGCTTGCTGGCGGTTCTGGGGCAGTGGCAATGACCAGACCAAGCATCGTCGTCCTATTCATCTGCCTGCTGCTGGCGACAACCGCGCAGGCTCAACAACCACGTTGCGCGCCGTCCATACCCGTCCTGCTTGAACTGGACCGCCTTGGCGAAACCGAACTGGAAGCGCTGATGCGCCCCGCCAAAGACGGAAGCGGCGATGTGCTGTGGGTCATGTGGCTAAACGAGGAAACCGGGTCTTGGACGCTGACCGGAACGCAAGGCGCAATCACATGCCTGTTTCGCGGCGGCATGTCCGGTTATGGCGGTTGGTCGATCCGAGATATTCTGGATGGTCCAGTGCTTTAAAATTGCGGCGTCGGCCGTAGTCCGCGCCGCCCGGCTGGCGGTATATACTGCCCCTTAGCCCGTCGCGTCGTTGTGGTCGCGGCGGGTGTTGAGATGCAGACCGTGCCGGATGAACACATTCCGGCCCTCCT